TTCGGGGCGGGGAGGAACTTCAGTCTTGGTACATACCCATCGGGTCTGCTGTCCATGACAAGATAGAGGCTCGCCTTAAGGGCGAGCCTGACCGTCCGATGGAAGAGTACTTCTATCCACTGGTGTCTAAGCAGATGCGCATCGAGCCGGATCTTTCAAGCTGGCTTGCTGGTGGTCCGAAAGATGCGCCTATCACTGAGGGGCTTGCCCTTCAGAGGGCCGTGGACTGCTACGAGAAGGCCGTTGAGGAGCTCGATGACATCGATGTATGGGAAGTCGAGTACAACGCCTCAGGCAGGCTTCCAGGCCTGTCTGTGGAGGTAAAGGCGTTCATCGACATCATCGGTGAGCACAAGACCAAGGGTCCGGTGATCGTGGACTGGAAGACCGGCAGCACCAAGCCCGACAACTTCCAGTTGATCACGTACGCAGCCCTGCTGATGAGCAACACCCACAAGGATCCGGCGCTGAACTACCCTGGCTTCCATGGCAGGTACGTCATGCTGGCCCCGGGCTCAGCGAACACCAGGTACGTAGACCTCTCAGGGATCGACGCGCTAGGGGTTGGCAAGAAGTACCAAGCCGTGGTAGACAGGATCGACGGCAAGCACTACGAAGCCAACGCTGGCTTCGGCTGTCGGTTCTGCTTCCAGTCCGAGAACTGCATGGTCAACAGTGGAATCAACAAGAGGACCGAGTACTATGACAAGTCAGCTGAAGACGGATACCCGTTCTGACCGTGAGGTCTTGCTCAACCGGCATGCTAGCGACATCTGGTGGGCCATCCAAGCCGCGCGCAAGGACGGCTTCCACCTGGAGGTCAAGGGTGGCTGGGCTCTGGACCTGGCGGACTCGGACGGCACCAGCACCCCGATCGCTGGCATCCAGGCAGGCGAGGACTGATGACACCGGCCGAGCATGCGGCAAACATCGGGGCCGCCATCCAGGCGGCCAAGGACAGCGGCTGTCAGGTGGGGTTCTATTCGGCCGACTGGGATGATCCTCAGGTGTTCGTCACGATGATCCTGTTCGTGAACCGTCGAGAGGGCGGGATCATGCGTCGCAAGTTCGAGGAAGAGATCGAGAGTGGGTGGACCTGATGGGCAGCCGCGAGGACGACGACTACTGGAACGAAAGGCAGTGGTTCGACGAAGTGTCCGAAGTTGAAGCGTCGTGCTACGTGCACGGTGCGGACAGCATGGAGTACGATCCGGTCGAGGAAGAGTGGATCTGCTGGGACTGCGAAGATGACAAAGAGAACCTGGGAGCGTACAAGAATGGCTGAGATGATCTTCCGGATTCCGAGCCGGGTCGTGCAGTACGGATACGTTGAGCTGCCGTTGGCCATGGAGCCGGGCATGTCCCCCGAGATGATCGCTGCGGCGTACGTGAACTACGTCCACGCCTTCCAGAAGGAGGAAGAGGCCACCATCGAGCGCCTCAAGGAGGCCGTGCGTGCCCCTGTGGCAGCCTCGCAGAGCGAGGTGGACCAGGTCATCGACGAGACCCTGAAGAGGGCTCAGGAGCTCATGCAGGAGGCTCTGGGCGCCGCCGAGATCCGCGAGGAGATCGATGAGCGCGAGGACAACCCTGCACCCTGGGACACCGAGGCTGAGGCTCCCAAGCCGAAGCCCTGGGAGCAGAAGGAGACGACCGTAGTCGTCTCTGACGAGTGGTAAGATGGCCTTCAAGCGGTTGAGCGACATGACTGCAGAAGATCGACAAGAAGCAGACAAGAGACTCGAGGAGATACTAGAAAACATGGCTACTCTCAACGATCTGTTCGGTGGTTCCGGCGAGAAGCGCCCTCCGGTTGCCAACCTGAAGGTGGAGGGCGAGTTCGTCAAGGGTGTCATCACCGACATCTCGACGGACGCCCCGGTGTTCGAGTGGGACCAGGCGAACAACAAGCCCGGCTTCCAGAAGTTCTGGGTGGACGGCAAGCCCAAGGGTGTCGCGAAGGATGAGGCCACCAAGGCTGGCCTCCAGCCGGTGCACCAGATCATGATCACCGTCGAGACCAACGATGGCCTCAAGCGGATCCCGATCAACTCCAAGCAGGAGCGGGAGGAGTTCAAGCGTGCTGTCACTGAGGCCGGTGGGTCCATCGACAACGGTGACGTGTTCGGCAAGAAGCTCGACAAGCGTGTCGGCAACATCAAGGAGCACTCGATGAAGGTCACGAAGGCGGAGTCCTGATGCCGCTGATCGACCTGATCATCACCGATCTCTACAAGGAGATCGATAACCATATCAGTGAGGAGCCTGAGTACGAGGGCTCTTACGCTGAGGGCGTGGCCGACGCCCAGGCTGGCGCCGAGGCTTACCTCCGGAAGATCTTCCCGGACAGCTGAGTAAGGGTGGCCCTTCGGGGCCACCTCCCCGGGCCTGGAATGGTTTCGACATCCGTGAAAGCCGCACGCGGAACACGGATGGACAGGGGTTCGAATCCCCTCAGGTCCACGCATCAAGGAGGTGCACATGCACGCATACAATCGCACGGAAGCGGACGGGTCCGACTCGATCGCAGTGTGCGCCACGAAGGATGAGTGGCAGCAGGTCATCGACGACATCATCAAGGGTCATCCGGAGGACGCTCAACCAGCGACTCACCGGCTGTTCACAGTCCTCGATCAGATGGGACTTGTGTGAAGACACTCGCACGACAGGTCAGGCGCGGCGTCTCCGCAGGGGAGCCGCTGCCTAGTCCCTGGTCCGTATTCGATGAGAACAAGATGACCTTCCGGCGGGGGTCGCTCAGTATGATCGCCGGTCCCCCCGGCTCGATGAAGACCGTGCTCGCACTGAACATCGTGCGACAGATGGGAGCCGAGGTTCCCACGATGTACCACTCGTCGGACTCGGATGACTTCACCATGGCCAGCCGAACCCTGTCGATGCTGACAGGAACGCCGACCGAGGAGACCGAGCTCTGGGTGATGGGTCAGAAGGCCTTGGCCTATGAGACGCTCAAGGACATGGACCACATCAGGTGGTCGTTCCGCTCCAGCCCTACACTGGAGCACATGTGGCGGGAAGCGGAAGCTTTCCGTGAGCTGAACGGCGAGTACCCGCATCACACCGTCATCGACATCATGATGGACATCGATTATGAAGGGGCGGGTGAGCAGAACTACTGGGCCCTCATGGCAGAGCTGAAGGACATGGCCCGTGAGCAAGAGACGGCGATCACGATCGTGCATCATACTTCTGAGTCAGCGAAAGGGGGATCTCCACCCCCTCGAAGTGCGATCATGGGGAAAGCGAATCAGCTCCCAACGCTCATTCTCACTCTTTGGGGTGACGCTTACGCTGGTACGCTGGACGTCGCCACAGTGAAGAACCGCTTCGGCCCTCAGGATGCGATGGGCAAGAAGTATTTCAAGATGAGTGCTTCCCCCGCCATCTGCCTGATCGAGGAACGAGAGCAGCAAGAGGTTCCGTTGCTCTTCAAGGATGGTCCCGACGTGGATTCCGAGGATAAGATCAATGCGTGGGAGGACTGATGTGCTGTGACCAGCCGTGCATCGTAGCCGTCTGGATCGACGGCAAGTACGTCAACCAGTGCATCAACTGTCAGAAGGTGGTGGGCTGATGCCCGAAGAGATTACGATCTCAGTCGAGGAGTACGCCGAACTCCTCACGATCAAGCAGTCGGACGACTACGTGTGGGGCATTGTCCAGCACGTGGCCCACAGCTCGCACTCCGCTCCCGAGGTGGAGCAGTTCGCCCTCAAGCTCCTTGACGAATGGACCAAGTGATGTACTGCCACTGCGGCAGGCCGTACCCGTGTCTTGAACACTAGCCAGCCGTACCCGAACTGGCACTGCGTTACCATCGAAGAGACCCCAAGTGGGTGGATGGTGGTCTGCGTACCACATGGGATGGTGTGCGACTCGACGCCCACCCACTTGGCGGCCTTCGAGGCAGCGTTGCAACACGACTTCGACACCGGAGCGTTCAACTATGGGAAGGGTCATGAATAAACCCTGCAAGGGCTGCGGTTCGGTCACCCGCAAGGTGACCGCCCCCGGTCCACGCTGTGCCACCTGCCATAGGGACCGCAAGGCGGCCCTCAAGGAGGCCTCTCACGGCCGATGGATCCTCAAGACCTACGGGATTACCTCGGAGCAGTACAAGGCTCTCTACGAGGCGCAGGGAGGCTCGTGCTACATCTGCCAGCGGGCCAAGGGGATCACCAAGAAGCTCGCGGTAGACCACGACCATAAGAGTGGCTTCGTTCGAGGCCTGCTGTGCTCGACGTGCAACAAGATCCTTGGTCACTTCCGGGACGACTGGGAGACCAGCCACAGGGTATGCAAGTATCTCGAACTGCCCCCAGCGTGGGGCGCAATAGGAAAGGTGAAGCCCGATGGCGAAGATCGAGATTGAACTTGACCTGGAAGACCTGCCGTACGAGCTGGCAGATCAGCTCACCGACACCGCATGGCTGAAGTTCATGAAGGAAATGGACGAACAGCGTGCGGACATCGGTCTCACCAAGCGTCTGCACGAGTACCTGGGTGAGGCTATCGAGGAAGATGAGGAGCGAGGATGAGTCCCAACCCTGAGATGCCGCCCGTTGAGCAGCGCAAGGATGCGCTGAAGCACGCCTTCGAGGCGGCCAACGGACGCAAGCCCAACGACACCGAAGCCGCCCGTATCGACAAGGCTGCGGAAGACCGCAGCGTTCGGGGAAGGCCGAAGAAGAAGTGAACTTCACTAACGAAGAACTCGACGCCGTGCACTCCTGCTTGTACGACGAGGCGTACTACGGCAACGATGAAGTGGTGTACGGTAACGGCGAGTACGCCGTCAACCTCCGGACCGCACTAGCCAAGGTGGAAGATGAGGCGAAGAGGCGCAAGCTCTGGGGATGACTTCCCCTTGTACCCGATCGTCCCGGTCATCGAGGCACTGAAGGGCGTCACGCTAGGCTTCGGGGAAGGGCGGGGCTGGACTTCGGTCCGGTGCCCGTTCCACCCGGACTCAGATGCTTCAGCGTCGATCAACACCACACTGCAAGTCTTCAACTGCCACGCGGACGACTGCCCGACAGGGACAGCGACTCAGATCATCATGCAATGGGAACAGGTGAGCTACGCTGAAGCTAAGCAAAGAGCAGAGACAATATCTGGAGCGAGCCTGGGAAACGTACAGCCCGCACCTGGGAGACGCGGAAGGATGGCTGGCGGCACGAGGTCTGGATCTGGAGTTCGCTCGGACCAGAGGACTTGGCGTCGTCCGGGACGCTCTTCCGGGTCATGAGCCTGCGACTGGGTACCTGGCTATCCCGTACCTCACCAGGACCGGGCCGGTGAACTTCAACTTCCGGTGCATTCAGAACCACAACTGCAAGGAAGTCCCGCACCACTCCAAGTACTGGAAGCGGAAGGGGTCCAAGACCAACCTGTACGGCGTTCTCTCGGTGGCTCAGGCCACCGACTGGATCGTTGTCACCGAAGGGGAGATCGATGCTCTGACGTGGCAGCAGGCGGGCGTACCGGCACTCGCGGTGCCGGGAGCGGAGAACTGGCAGCCCTACTGGGCGAACCTGCTGGAAGATTTCAGCCGTGTATACTTGGCTGAAGACGGAGACAACGCAGGCAAAGACCTGTGGATCGCGATGTCCGAGCACATCGATCAGGGCAACACGATGGTGGTCCGCATGAGAATGCCGGACGGTGAGGACAGCAACAGCATGTTCCTCAAGCAGGGCAAAGAGTATCTTCTCGGAAGGATCAAGAAGTGAGTCAGCAGTTCAAGTTCGAGTGCGTCATCACCTTCGAGGACGATGGCCACGAGGTTGACGAGGACTATCTTGACCTCGTGGCCCTGTACTACGGCGACAAGCACCAGGAGTTCACGCTTACCAGCGTGGCGGACTCGATCGAGGAGATCTGAAGTGAACACCGTGTTCGTCATCATCAACGAGTGGACCGACATCGCCGGTAACACGTCGTCCGAAGTGGTCGGCGGCTCGTTCTTCGAGACGGAGAGCGACGCCTGGGAGGCCCTGGCTGTCATCGCCGAGTCCTTCGGGGACACCCTGCTGCCCCAGGAGACCGCCATCACCTTCGAGGGCAACATCCATAACCTCCAGACCGATGAGTACTACATCGAGGAGCTGACCCGTGGCTAGGAAGTACACCGAGGACACCACGAACGTGTTCCGGCAGAAGGTAACCCGCAAGGGTTACCGCCCGCCGTCTCCGTACAACTCGAACGACACCGGCAACGAGTACCAGACCGTGGAGTTCTACGGTCCGTACCTCACCCGGAACGTCGGCGGGAATCCGTGGATGAACGTCACCGACAAGACGGTGACCGTCGAGATCCAGAAGCTGAGCACCACCGAGCACGGCCTTGAGTGGCTCACCGAGAAGAGCAGGGTCATCGAGCGAGAGGAAGACTAGTGGGCAAGCACAGCGGGCCCAGCAGCGACGAGGATGCCACGACCCCTTACGGCCCTGGTCCTCACCCGACACCCGAGGAGAGCGCGGCTCTCGCCGCGTCCTTCGATGCGCAACTGAAGGCTTCGCCCGGCAACAACTGCACGAACCCTCCCCACTATCCCCCGCACTGCGGTTGCCCCGCAGGCTAGGAGCAGACATGAAGGCGATGTCTTACGGCAAGGTCGTCGAGGCTCACGGTCAGCGCATGGACAAGCTCGTAGCCGTCAGCTACGAGTACCACAAATCTGATCCGCTGATCGTGGACGTTACGTTCTACGAGACCGACCACGACACCGGCGTGGTCCACGTGATTCCCTGGCAGATCAGCCGGGAGCTGTTCGCCACCGCCCTGAAGTCGGGATGGGCGGGTGGGGCTGACGTCACTCTGGAGGACAGTGACCGCAAGGTCGCTATGAAGCTGGAGACTGACGAGTTCAAGACGGTCATCGAGCTGAACCGCGAGCACCTGGAAGAGTTCATCGAGAAGACCGACTCGGTCATCCCCATCGGCCGAGAGCCAATGGACGACATCATCGACGCATTGGTCAAGGAGATCTTTGAGGCCTGAATGGGATGAGACCTTCGCCGCGATAGCGGAGATCTGGTCCCAGCGATCCACGTGCTCCCGCCGCAAGGTGGGGGCCGTGGTGGTCAAAGACAAACAGGTGATAGGACAGGGATACAATGGAGTTCGCTCAGGTGCACAGCATTGTGTGGACGGAGGATGCCCACGGGGACTACTGTCTTACGCTGAAGTTCCGGCCGGGGCTGACTACAATGCTTCGCCATGCTACGCAATTCACGCCGAACACAACGCGATCCTCGCTGCCGGTCTGGGACCCTGCGCGGGAGCAACCATCTACGTCACAGACAAGCCCTGCCAGCAGTGCACCAACCTCATCGAACACGCAAGGATCGGAAGGGTCGTTGTCCTCAACAAGTAACCCAGACTCCTGGATCGAGGCTGCCCTCAAGTACCTGGAGACCACCCTCGAATCGAAGAACCAGGACTACCGCATCGATGGAGAGTTCAGCAACTTCGAGTACACCGCAGCCTTGGTGGATGCCAAGGTTGAGGACGTGATCCTCACCCAGATCGGCATCAAGATGGGGCGCCTCAACGGCCTCCGCCGCAGCGGAGGCATCCCCGACAACGAACCCCTGCTCGACACGTACAAGGATCTCGCTGGGTATGCGATCATCCTGTACGCTTACGCACTGAAGGAGTCCGAGTGAGCGACAGCAAGTGGCCCATCCTGGAACCGAAGCCGAAGCAGCCGGGAGACGAAGATGATCGATAAGGTCGGGCTGGTCTGGCTCATCGTGATGAGCCTGATCAACATCCTTGCTGCGGTGGCTATGATCGACAAGCCCCGCAAGCCCCTGACTCGCACGGTTGCAGCGGGGCTCATCCTGTGGTCCCTGCTGTACATCGCGTTCTTCGTCCACCTCTTGGTGGTGCTCTCGTGACCAAGCGGATCAAGGCCGAAGGGTCTATCCGCGTCGAGGGCGAGCGTCACGGCATCGCTGCTGGTGTCGATCTGTACTTCGTGTTCGACGGGGACTGGTCCAACCTGTACGAGGACTTCCCGGAGAGCGAGGAAGAGGCCCGACACTGGTTCGTCCTGGAGGTAGACAAACTTCTGAAGCAGGCGCACAATGAGGCACGTGAGAGTCAAGCGCCTGCCGACGGGCAGGCTTCAACTGAGGATCGAGGAGAGTAGCATGGGCGACAAGTACGAGGCATACGAGAAGGCCGTCAAGGCTGAGGACATGGCGAAGCAGACGCTCGCCCTGAACAACACCGAAGAGACCTACGAGAACGCGCGGCAAGCAGAGATCATTGCCAACGCGATGTTCCGTGACATGCTGGAGGACCCCCAGGGATGATACTTCTGATCTGCGCCATCGTGTTCATCGGGTACATCGTCTTCAAGGACTAGGCACAAAAAAAGGGCCCCAGCCGAAAGGCTGGGGCTTCTTTTCATTCACTTACCTTCAGGGTCCGACCCATCCGAAGGGGTGGGGAGGTTCGAATCCAGCCGAAGAATCGACAGGAGTCTCTCCACTGACGGGGTCTGCATAACCGCCGACGCCAGTGAAGCTCCCGTCACCAAACTGGCACCCACTCCCGCTGTCGCACTCAGGCCAAGTGCAGGGACCAGAAGCGGAACCACAGGGATAAGGGCGATTGCCGATTGGATCGATGTCCTCAGGGGTTTCGTCCACTTGCTCATCTATCGTCTCCTCAGACATATCGGTTGCGCAGCCTTTCGATCTGGATCGCGGTCTCGAGGTCGATGACCCCGGTCGGCTTGATGTCTAAAACGTGTTGCAGCCCACGGATGTGGGACGTGGTGCGTGCATCAAGCACGCCCGTCGAGGGAACCTGGAGCGTACGCTGAATGTCCCTGATGACATCCGGTGAGTACACCGTGGCCGGACTGAACGGCTGAGGCTTGTACCACGTGGGCACTAGATCCTCATGGTCGTGTTCCATCTCATGCTCCAACCTTCACTGCGATCTTGTCCAGCACCACTCGGGCGCCGCGAACCTCTTCGTGCACCAATTCTACCTCGGCACGCTGGGTCACGAGACTCTCAAGAGTAGACACTCGGGTGCGCAGTTCCGCAAGCTCATCGTCGCGGTCCTGCTTGTCATCCTTTAAGGCTTCGATCTGAGCTTGGAGCATGTCAACCGTGTCGGCCGCTATCTGGCTGGCACTGGTGCGGGCGGTCATCCGCCCTGAAACGTGCCCACCAACAGCGATCCCGATGTACATCGCTGCGGTGGTGAGCAGAGTTGAATCCATTCCTACCCCCCTAGGTAGACTCGGCGACCGTCCGTAGTATGACGGTGAGGTATCCGCCGAGAGTGGATGCGTTCGGACCGGGTGGTCCGAGCTGTGTGTACTTCCAGTCGTCGATCATCACCAAGGTGGAGATGTTCTCTGCCAGTTCCTGAAAAACTGTTACGTCTCCGATCTTGGCTAGGTTCTGGAACGCCTGGAGTCTCTGACGTGCATAGCCATCGGTGCCCACCCTCTGCCCGCCCTTGTCCATTTCCTCATCGAACAGCAGGAACGTCTGCGTGATGAGACGTTGGCGAGTAGCGCCAGGCAGGGCCTTGACTTGCCATCCGTTGAGGACGCCACCGAGAGTGGCGTCGGACTGGTTACGGGTGAGCGTGAACTTGAGAGCTATCCAAACCTGCCGAGTAGCAGGCTGAGGTGTTGAAACGTCTCCCACGTTAGGCCCGAACGTGGGACCGTACGTGATGTACGGAATCTCTTGCCCATCCTGAGTGAGGAGCGAGAAACTGACGTTGCCCTGAAGAGGGGTGGGGGTGCGGAGAGAGACGAACCGATACAGCTTGGGCTCTTCGGTGTTGTACCGTATCCGCCCCGTCTTCAGGTAGCCACTGGGTACCAATGTGTTGGCATCGGTGAGTAGAACTGCGAAGCTCTTGACTGTGAAGATCGGGCGAGAACTGGCCCCGAGGATAGATACGGACTGCACCGGCCCGGTGCCGGTGCGAGTATAGACATCACGGGCGTAGGCGTACCTCACAGCCTGCGTAGACTGTTCCTGGATAGCGGCGCCCAGGTCCACCCTGAAGAGCCCTGACGTGCCATCGTGGGCGGTATCAGAGCCTACGTACATAAACCGGTCGTAGCCCGTGATGCCGGTGCAGCCACCAGCGGGGGAGAAGAGGAGTGGTCCGTAGACCACGTCACCGTTCGAGTCGAACTCCCCGACCCTGAAGCCGTGGTCGGTAGCGATGCCCATGAACGAGCCGATGTACCCGTAGATGCTGTTGATCCGCTCACCGATGGGCATACTCGCCGTGGTGGTAGGCAGGATCTGTTCGGTGGTTCCGGAGAACTCGACACTGAACTTGAAGATGTTCGACTGGGTGGAGTTCTTGCCTGATGCGTAGATCGCGGTAGGGCCCTCGGCTACCGAGGTCCACTTCCAGGTGGTGTCGACAGCGGTGTACGTGAACGTAGCTGCCGTGCTGAGAACCTGGGTGGCTCCGGTGTTGAGCGGCACGAAGTAGATCACATTGTCGATGGCCACCACGACACGGTTCTTGAAGTAGCCGATCGCTCCAGCGGTAGGCGTCGACGGGAAACTGAACATCTTGGTAGGTGCTCCGTTGTCCACCCCGCTCCAGACGCCGTCGGTCATCAGGATCAGGCTGCGGTTGCCGACGCCGGACAAGTCGAGCAGCGAGCCGACCGAGGTGAACAGGACTCCAGCCGTGCCAGCGTTGTTGATCGTGTAGTAGTTACCACCATCGACGGCCCAAGCAGAGTCCACTCCGGTCGAGCTGACGTACCCCTGGGTCTTGGCGATAGTCGAGATCAGGTTCAGCTTGTTGGTCACGTCACGCAACAGCGTGAGCTGACCACCGGTCCACGGGTCGACTCCCAAAGAGTCGGCGTACCTCAGGTCGAACGCTCGGGTGTACGGGTTCTGAATGTCCGGGTCCTGGTAGATCAGCCCTGCACCACCGGTGAAGTTCTGCTGGGACCGGAGCCACCAGCCGTACAGGGACTGCTCTCCGGGCTCCGCACTGGCGTCGTACTGCTGCTTACGGATCTCGGCCATGCCCTCGGTGTACGGCCACTGGTCACGCGTGGCCGACATGAACGGGATGCCCCCGAGAGCGTAGTCGAATCGGTAGTCCTTGAGGGAGTAGCTACCCCCACCACCTGTACCGAAGCTGCTGATTTCGAATGGTATCCGGTTGACGATGTCGGCCACGGTGACTCCTTACACAGTCTCGTAGGTGAAGCTGATCCGCACAGAGTTAGTGTTGGCCAGCGTGAACGGTACTGCGTCCGTCTGCTGAACTATCCGGGCATCGGTCTGGCTGGTGGTCACGAACGGCGCCACGGTGGTTGAGTTGGCTCCGATCTGGGCCACACCGCCGAAGCGGTTGGTGCCCACGACCTGGACAGCACCGTTGGCTATGAGCACCTGGTTGGCCGCGATGAACGGAATGTCGAACGAGTAGGTACCAGTGCCCACGGTGGACGTGGTGCCCAGCGTGAGGATGATCCCGCCGACGATGGTCTTACCGAACTGGCGGTACCGGCCCACTAGGGTTCCGTTACCAACCACGGGCTGAGTGCCAGATGAGCGCCAGGTAGGCGTGTACGAGGTCCACGCTGCCCCGCCGGTCCACAGGAAGTCGTTACCCGAGAAGTTACCGAGGTGATCCACCTGAGCAACGATCGAGTTGGCAGGGCCAACCCACTGCTCAAGGTTGCCGGTGTACCCGACGTTCGATCCGCCCACCTGAAGCACAGGGCCAGAGGTGACGCCAGGCTGAGCTATCGTGGCGCCCACGTTGGCCAGCAGCTTGCCGTTGTTCTGCACCGAGACCCACGTGTTGTTCGCGGAGTCGGTAACCCTGAACGTGTCCACCGTAGGGGAGCTCGGGGTCTTCACTGTGAGGGTGGTCTGGCCGCCAGTGAATCCGGTGATGTTCGTGTGACCGTCATTGAAGACGGTGAACCTCTCATTGGCGCCGCCTGAAGCGGCGATACGAACAGCCCTCTTGGTTGCACTGGTGTCCGGAGCAACGATGTCGAACCCAACGAACGTAGTGGTAGACGTCGGAGTGATGGCCAGCGTGCCACCGGCGAGCAGGCCGACCCTGTCGGTCGTACCGTCGTTGTCTGTCACCCTGAACTTGTAGGTGGAGTCCGTGTCGGACACGTTCTTCACGGACTTGATAGCACCAGTGGACTGCACGAACAGCATGGTGTTCAGCGCTACCTCGTTGTCCTTGATCTCAAGGCGAGAGGCAGTCGGGTTGGCCGAGTCACCGACGATCGTGGTGATACCCGAGGGGCCCACGTTGAACGCGGTGATGTTCTGCACGCTGCCGAGTGCACGGATCAGCGTCTTGTTGCTCAGGGACTGCGTGTCAGACGTGCCCACCACGGCCCCTGTAACGCCGTGTACGCCCGCACTGGAAGCCTCGTGGGTCCTACTGTCAGTGAAGTCAATCGCGGAGCTTACGTGACGAACCACGGCTCCGGTGTTGTGGCTACTGCCAGCCGTGCCGTCGTAGGCGCGGGTCACCGTGAGGGTAAGGCTGGCTACGTTGGTGACCAGCACCAGCTCCTCGGTGGCGGTGCCGTAGTCGAGCGCCAGGATGTACGGCAACGAGCCGGGGAATCCCGACGTGCTTGCCACGGCGATGCTGGTTCCCGAGTTGGTCACACCACCCGTAAGGGTGGTGGGCAGCGCGATAGACGAGTAGTAACGAGAGTTGGCCATCGGTCCTCCTTATCCGTTGAAAGCCTGGGTGTTCTCGAAGATACGGAACAGACGGTCACGCTCTTCTGTCAGTCGTCGCTGGTACAGCGACAGGTAATACTGGGCAGCCTGGGAGCCAGCACCGGTCGGGACCAGAGGGGCTCGCTCGGTCGCTTCGATCTGGGACTGCTGAAGCCTTGCGGCTTCGTACGCGGGGAGGAGACGCCAGCACGAGCCGTACACGATCAGGTCGATGTACCTGTCCGGGTAGCCGGTGGTCGTCTCGAAGTCGTCGCTCAGGTTGGTCAGGGTGTTCGGCTTCTTCGAGTAGGTCACCCGGATGTTCCGGCCCGGCACGATGAAGTCACGCATGATCTGGAGAGTCTTGCCGGTCGGCGCCGGAGTGGGCTTCACCTGGCCAGCGGTCGTCGAGGCCTGAGGGTTGAATCGCCACGAGGAGAGAGGGAACCATACGGCCGACGGGCCGATGGTGTTGACGTACACCTTGTACACGTCCTCGACCTCTTCGGGCAGAGGGTACTCATACCGTGCTGCGATCTTCGGGAACTCGAACTCACCGAACACCCAGAGGTCCGGGTGGGTACCGTTGATCGTGTCGTTGATCGCTTCCATGATCCGGGCCTTCGGGTACATCGGGTCGTCGGTAACGAAGTCGTTGACCGAGTGGGTAGCAGCGGAAGTCCCTTCTACTCCCCGCCCGTTGACGCCACCGAGAACGGTGACGTTCCCCGAGGACTGATCGAAGGACTTGACCAGGATCAGTTCAGATCCGATCTCGACCAACCCTCGGGATATGTTTGTCACCGTAGACGGGTCCACCTGGAAGGTGGTGTCCGTCGCTGTCATGGGAGCAGCGAGGTACGAGATCGAAGCCTGATCCCTCGTGTACCCGAGAAGCTGTTGCTTGACTCGCGAGACAAGCTGATCGAAACTCGTAGCCATGTGTACTCCTTAGATGAAGTAACCGTGAAGACTTGCAGAGCTGGTGCCGGTAGCACCAGCCGTGAACTCGATGGTGATGTCATTCGTGGTAGCCACCACGAACACTTCGTGGGCGATCGAGTCGGCCACGGTGGTCAGCGCCAGGCCGTTCAGGTTCAGGCGGGAGATGACGGTACCGGAAACCGGGGCAGCCCCGGTTCCATTGGTGGCAACAGTCGGGTTAGAAGTGCCTGCCACCGAGACGCTGGCAGACAGCACCAGGTCACCAGTGAAAGCCCGTCCGGCGGGGACGGTGATCAGAGTTCCAGTGGTGGTGCGAGTAAGTCCAGCTACGTCAACAGCGTCGGGAAGTCCAGCGAACATGATGTCTCCTTAGATCTCAAGCCAAGTGAAGCCGAGTGACCAGCGTTCATCGACGTCGCCACCAGCGGGCATGCGGACCACGACGCCTTCGCCGGGGTGGCACACGAACAGAGAAGCTGAAGGGGGGATGATCGCGACGCTCGCACTGGCTCCTGCCGCAGCAGCGGTGATCGCCGGGGGGATAGCCAGGATCGGGAGAGTTCCCGTCAGGGTAGCGGCAGGGTTGCCGGTCCTGACTTCGCAGATAGAGTTGGGCTGAAGGGTGTCGAACTTGTTGATGTTCGCCGCAGCGAGCTGGGTACCACCGCTGACGAGCGTGGCTCGCCAGACTTCCATGTTGACCGTGGGCCCAGTGGCCCCGGTCGCGTAAGGGAACGCGGTGAACTGAGCGAACGTGACGTTCTTCCCGGAACCGATCGGGTTGAACACCGACAGATAGTTGTTGGCCGTGGTCACCACGGCAGTATCCTCGATCAGCGTGGTGTACGGAAGTGCGCCCTCGGGGATGTTGGACACGGTGAGAGATCCGTCAGGCCTTACGCCGACTACATCCCCCGCTAGATCCTGGATAGAGACATTCATCTGAGCTGACATACTTACTCCTTGTGGGGGTTAGGAGTTCATCAGGCAGCGGCTACCGTAACGGTGACGGAGCCACCTCCCGTGACCGTAGTTCCGACTACGGCACGAGCGAATCGGTACGCGACACCAGACTTGCTGACGTCCTGATTGACGCCGGTGGCCAGGGTCGCGGACGTAGTCAGAGGGATCCAGTTGCTGTTGTCATGGGAGCCCTCGAGCCGAACCGTTCCGGCGGTAACGGTTCCGTTGACCAGCACTGCGGCACTGATGTTCGCTCGGGCCGACCCAAAGTCATAGGCCGTACCGTTGCCGGTCGTAGCGGTGGTCAGCGAGGTCACCGCCGCAGTGGTACCAGTAGCCACCAGGAGAGATGAACCACCAGTGCCGGGCACCGCCACGCTGGCGGTAGCCGTACCATCTGTGATCTTGACGAACGTGGCGGTACCTGCCGTACCGCCCGTGGTGTTGGTCACCGAGAGGGAAGAGGAGACAACGCCGGGCGCAGAGCCCGGCGTGTAGCCTTCGAGTCCTACCCTTAGTTCAGACACTGTCGGCCTCCTTGATAGCCTTGTCTACCTGCCAGCGCTGAGTACCCTCAGGCTGCAAGCCCTGGTTGACAGCGGACTCGTAGTGATCGAGATCCTTGTCCCAGGTCTTCTGCTTCTTGCCGTACTCCCCGTTGACGTGGGGCGACAACTGGATACCCTTGGCCCTCAGACATTCGCCGTAGGTCCGGTGATCCCTGGTGGCGCACGTGGCGGAGCAGTTGGCCCCCTTTACACGTGCAGGCCTCGAAGATGTTTCCGCACGTCGGACACGTCGGCTCATCGCTCACCTACCAGTCCGATCGCTTCGATCTTCACCCAGGGGATGAGGACGACCTCGGCCTGCGGTGAAGTGTGGATGTCCCAGCGGAACTTGACGAACGTGTCGTCCCAGTCCATGACCTCAAGGCCGGTCAGGGTCCGGCCCCCCTTCTCCAGGGAGACGATGGAACCCTTCTTGAGCAGCCCTTCAGGGGCTGCGGTCTTCTTCTGTGCGGGCGGCATGTTAGTTCAGGTATCCTTCGGAGACTCGGAAGATGTCGGGACGGAACACGTTGTGGCTCGAAGCCGCAGCAGCCGTTCTAATGGCCTTAGCCTGGACGGCAGCAGCTTCCCCGGGCATCGTGCTAGATCGGGGCTTAGGCGTGCGCTGGAAGCCCTTCACGGGGGCAGGGGAAGCAATGCCGATCCAGCTGGGCATGCTAGTCACGGTACTTACCCCCATCGGTCTCGCCGTACACGCCCTGAGTGTGAGCGTCATGGGTAGACGTGAGAGCAGCGAGCTTGTACGGATCCATCGTCCGGAAGACGATGGCCTCAAGGATGCCCTTCTCGTTGTTCTCCGTCAGGGTTGCCTTACCGCCAGGACCAGCGATCTCGGTCGGGTAGTCGGCAACGTCGTTGTTGCGAGGCTCGAACAGTTCATCCTGCGGAGTGGTGACCGCGTTGCGGTAAACGTCGCTCACTTGCCCTTCCTTCCCTTGGCGGCCATCGAGGCCATCTTCTTGGCGCCGTACTTCTTGCGGCCAGCAGCAGCGGCGATAGCCGCTCCCTTCTTGCCTCCACCGGCCGCCTTAGCGACGGCGGCGAAGCGCCCACCCTGACCGAGGGGAGCTTTCTTGTTGGGCTTAGCCATGGTTCTCCTTAAGAGAGGGCGCCCCAAGTGGCGCCACCTGCGAGTGCCCTACCGGACATGGTTACGGATGGAGGCAGGGCCGTAAGCCCTGACCCGGAGGTTGCCCATCTTGCCGTCGATACGGAAAGGTTCAGGTTGATGGTCGCTGCCTGAGCGGCGGAACCGAGGGATCTGAGCAGCGACATGGGCGTAGTCCCGTTGGACAGGAAGCCAAGGTGGTACGTGCCAGCGGGGATAGGAACCGAAGAGACGAACGGCGTGACCTTCAGGCCGGTGCTGGTCCAGCTGGCAGACTGATCGGCAGAAGAGGCCAGCAGGGTTCCCGTGGAGTTGTACAGTCCAACCAGGTTCTGCCCGGAAGTCAGGGTTGATCCTGCTGTCATCACAGCGTAGATCGCGTTGATCGCGGTGGTAGCGGTCATTACGTCGATACGTGCCATGTAGAGCTGGCCAGTCACCAGGCCGGTAGATCCCTGCCCGAGGGCGGGATCGTAGTTCCATGCGATCCATCCTGCATCGGGAGCCTGAAGCTGTTCGTTGCCTTCGATCAGCGTGAGCCTGCTGTCTTGCGTTACGTTGGTGGCCGTGTTCGCGGTGATCCTGGTGTCCTGATCGACGAACGCGGCGTTGACCGGAACATCCCAGGTGAGCGTCCCCGGAGCGATAGGTGTGTACGTCAAGAGCCGAAGCCTCCTTCTCCGAAGCCGCCCTGACCGAAGCCTTGGTTGGGTGCTAGAACGAAGTTGCTGTTGTCTGCTACGCCTGAAGAGATCAGGCAAGCCTTGGTTGCGTCGTCCACGAGGTGTTCGTATCCCCCGCGAAAGTAGTGAAGGCCAGCCGAAGGGGCTGGCCAGAAGTCAGTGTCCTGTGCGTTCGGATTGACCGGGAGATTGACTGCGCCGATCTCGTTGGTGTACGCGTCGTATCGAGTTGTTTCGTACACGCAGGGCGAGACTTCAACGACAGACAATCCCCGGTTCATCCTGTAGCGCTCCATGAGCGGGTTCCACGCGAAGGGAGCCTCAGCAACCGTAGGCGTGGTGAAGATCCATGTAGCCACTGAAGCTCCCTTTCCTCCTTGCTTAAGCGCCCGGCGCCTTGTCGGTGAGCCAGGTCGTACCGTTGTTGTACACTTCGGTGGCGCTGATGGCGCCAGCCGCACCAACCGCATGGGTGGCGACACCCACACCATTGATGTTTCCGGTGATGTTCACGACGTTGGTCGCAGTGGCATCACGGCGAATGACGTAGTTGCGACCGGGCTGAACCGTTGTGGGGTCAGGAAGGGCAACGTTCGTCGGGTTGGCGCCAGGCGAAACCGCGATGACGTAGTCGTTGTTCGTTGCTGTCGTCGCGGCGGTAACCGAACGAACCGTGTAGCTCGTATTGTCGAGACCAGACATTTATCCTCCTTGGATGGAGAGGGGCCGCTCAGAGTTTGACGACCGTAGCCCCCTTGCGAGACTCGGCCCCTCGGTTCATCAGGTAGTCGGGCGGGCCGTCGAGGACGTCTGCGCCACGATCAGGGACTCCGGACGGTACAGGCTCCAACCGGCCACGCCGTACCAACCGAGAGGCTGGAAGCGGGTGAGCTTGTCGACGACCGGACCACGGACCGTGTGGAACTCTTCAGCGACCGCTTCAGCAAGAGCCTGCTGACCAGTGAAGTACGTGTTGAACACACGAACCTGGGAACCACCAGCACCAGCACCGGCCTGGACGTTCTGGGCACGAGGCGTCTCGATGTAGCAGGCACCCTCGTACTCGCCCAGCTCGGACGCCCAGATGTTGCCGGGAGCCGAGTACTCGTGCGGCTGACGCCACGAGCCAGCGCCGGTCTCCTTCTTCAGGTCGAAGGAAGCCTGCGGGTGAACGTAGGCCGTGTAGTACGAGCCCTTGTTCGGGTGGACCTTGTTGGTGCGAAGCTGAGTGACAGCGAACCGGGCCATGTCGGAAGACAGGGTCGAGTTACCGGCAGAACCAGAGGTGCCGATAGAGGTCAGGGCAACCGGGTTGGTCGGCGTAGAGCCGAAGCCATAGCCGATAGCGCCAGTCGTACCGTCGCGCCGAAGCGTCTGCGTACCCGCAGCAAGGACGTTCTGGACCAGAAGGTCAACCGAGTCGATCAGGTTCCACGCCACCTGGTTGACGAGACCGGCGGTCACGTCGGTGAACGAGAACAGGTCGAGCTTGTTGGACACGAGGATCGCGTTACCGTACTCGTTCAGAGTGACGGACACGGTCGTCGGGTTACCGGCCGCAACGGCGTCCGGGTCAACCAGCTCGTTGAGCGGGGTGATCGACTGAGCAAGGTCCTGGTACAGAGAGAAGACGACGGACGAACCCGGCATCGACTGCTGGACAGGTCGCTTGTCAGCGATCATGCGGAACATGGGCTGGGCACGGAGGGCGAACTCAAGAGCGCGGTCGTACGCGGTCTGGACGAGGTTCGCCATTGCCGTAGTGCCGGTAAAGGCGTTAGCCATTACAACTCCTTAGGTATGTCACATGCGGTTCAATCGTTCGAAAGCCGCGATGATGTCAGCGTTACTGGAAGCGTCACCGATGGAAGCCTGAGCAGCCTCGAGGTTCCCCGTCGGGGTACCGTTCTGACCTGCTTCACTCATCCGCTGGAACTGGGCCTGCATGGACGCAGGCAGTACCGGTTCAGCGGCCTGGCTCGTGTCGGCAACGGACGGGGTCTCCCCCTGATTGCCACCAAAGACGCCACGCATGGATTCAACCCACGCCTTGGCCTTCTCCGGATCGGCCTCACCGGTGTACACGTTCTGTGCACCCGGGACGCCCAGGTTCTCGAAAACGGAAGCAAGCTTGGCCTTCTCTTCGCGCTCCATGAAGCTCGTCAGCTTCGAAGTGAGATCGTCGATCTGCGCCTTCTGCTTCTCGTAGGCGGTTCGCAGTGCCTTAGGGCCGTTGAGTTCGGTGTCGTTGCCCAGGCTGCTGCCGTCGTTGTCGTTTTCGTCGAAACCCCAGTTGGTCATAGTGACCTCTCCCTTTGAGTGTGACGCCAAGAGACATACGCAGGGGTGCGTAAGCTCCGCTCGTCGATGATTGGTGTTGCGCCCGGTCTTAGCTACATCGCAAGGGGCCGGTCGATCCTTGCAATGGTGGATGGGGCGGGAGTCGAACCCGCCCTACACCATCATCCTGTTCGGTTAGCCTGAGACAATCCGCCTCGACCTGTGGCCGAACCTGCGTTGCCCGAGAAGGCGCCTCGCTCCTGCGAGAGCAGGCGCCCCTGCTTCTTCTGTGCTGTTGCGGCACCAGAGGTTCCGAAGGTCGCAGCCTCTGACTGCTGCTGGTTCCACTCCTCGCCGTAGTAGCCACCCAGGGCCTTCATGGTGTCCAGTTCACCGGCGATCTGCTGGTAGCCCTGGCGTGCCTGGTCGGCCGAGATACCCATAGTCGCAAGCTGCTCCGCGTAACCCTGATCGAACTGGAGGTTCTGACGAAGGGCCTCAGCGCCCACCTGAGCGGTGGCCGCAGCCTTCTGGAGGTACGGCAAGGCCTTGGTGGTATCGAGGAAGTACGCAGTCAGGTGAGCGTCATCTATGCCCATCTGGTTCAGCGCCTGACGGTACTGAGGGTTGGACAGGATCGTAGCCTGCGAGGCCAGGTCAACCCTGGACTGGATCTCCGAGGGCGAGATGTTCTTCCCGATCCAGTTGTTGAAGTCCGAGGGCTGATCGTAGAAGCCGGACGGGAGTCCGGCCTGCTGCATGATCTGGTGGTAGCTCGCCTCGGTGGCGAGGTAATCGGCGGGGGAAAGGACAGGAAGGCCAGCAGCCTTTCTCGCTTCATTGCCTGCGAACCTCTGCTTGTACTCCGGGGTGTCCTGGAGTTCGATCGAGATGGTGTCCGCAGACTCGCCGTTCTTCACGTAGTTGTAGATCTTGTCCGCCAGTGAGCCGAGCCCGTACGAGGTGAACACCGACTTGAGCGCCATGTAAGCGTCTCGATTGGTCCCGGTCAGAAGCTTGTCGTACTGCCCGGTCTCCTCGTACACCTTGTTCTGGAGCTGAGGGATCGACTTGACCAGGGCCGCGTTGTTCGCCGACAGCGCCTTGTACTGTGCGGTGTACGCAGCCATCTGGGCCTTGTACCGTGCGACCGCAGCGAAGTTGTTCGCACTCGGCTTCTTCAGGTGGCTCTGGTTGATCTGGAGGATCTTGAGCCTAGCCTCGTTGGCCTTCTGCTGGGCCTTAGCTGCGTCGAGCTGCTGTTGCGTGGACAGCTTGACCGGAGCATCGGTGGTTGCCATAGATACCTCCTTAGTACTTCAGGCCGAAGTCAGACAGAACCTGGTGCGCCACCTGCATCAAGCTGTCCTGTGCGTTCTGCGTCTTCTTCCAGCGAGGATCACCACGGAGTTCGTTCTCGAACTGCCAGAGAGGTTTGACCGTGCTCTGCCCGGTTGTCGGATCCTTGTACTGCAATGCCTTCTTGACCGTCGGGTCGAACAGATTGATGCTGCCTCCAGGCAGCTCGAGGATCTGGCTCATCGTGGTCAGGTACGGATTGGCCAGGTCGGCTACCGACTGGCCAGCATCGATCTGCTTGGACCAGTTCGGGAACAGCGCCTTAGCCTGCTTACGGATCTGCGACTGGAACGTCTGTTCCGTAGCCTTGCCTCGGATGATGTCCCGAGAAGAGTTCGCGTACCACGTGCCGGACATGGTGACGCCCATCGAGTACGCGTAGTCGTGCAGCTTCTGTTGCTCTTCCCCGCCCTGTCCGTTCCAGTTGTCACCATCGAAGTAGACATGCTTGCCCATCTCCATGCGGAGCTGGTCATCAGACCAGCCACGGGCAGCCACGTTGTAAGCCATGGCGTTCAGGAACTTCTTGTTCTGGTCGTTCACCTGGATACCGAGCTGTCCAGCCATCTGCTGGATATGCGTGTACGCAGTATGGAACTCCTGCTTGGCCGTAGCGGGATCCCCGTACTGCTTGGTCAGGTAGTCGCGCTCCTGCTGGGAGTGCGTCTTCCACCAGTTGGTATCCCTGAT